TCGATAACACATTTACCAGCTGTATTAACCCACTTACCTGCACGGTCAAAGTGACCATATTCATTTAAGTGGATAATCCTATAACGCTGTTTAGGTCCACGCCAATGAATCTTCACTGTGCGTACACCGTTTATCGTCATAGGTTTAGATACTGTCGTTTCTTCGACAGATTCACCAGTATCCTTAAATGACTTCATGTTGTTTTTGATTATTTGAACAACCTTCTGTCCACCTTTAGTTAATGCAAAATCTGTTATGCGCTTAGTAGCAGATTTACCGTATTTCTTTTCTAAATAAGCGATTATTTCTTTATCACCTTTTACTGTTACCGTCATTGTTCTTCACCTACGACTTTGACGTAGTTAGGTGACTTAGCAGGCGCCACATTTTTGACATTAAAAAACAACCCTGCATACATACCGTTCTGTATCTCAAACGTTTGGTTTACATTAGGTATAAATTGAGGTTGTGCATCTCTAATATTTAATGTGACTGACCTTTTGCTAAGTTCTAGGTTTCCTAACTGAACGTCTTTTTGTGTAGGCTCATACAATCCAGCAAAACAACTATATAACTCGTTCCGTTCGTTCATACCAGCTTCTGGACCGTCATTAGTGTTCTCGTAAAACGTAACTCTGTAATCTAATTGGTTAAGATTCATCGGCTATCACCTCGATGTTATCTTTACGCCATTTAGCAAGGTCGCTACGCAATGTCTGTACTAACTTCATTGAAGATGCCGGTATGTCAAAACTTTGTTCGTTTGAAGTAATTGAACGATTATCATTATGGTGTGCAATGATATTCAATACTGCTAAATTAAATGTCGGATTGTTATTATAAAATTCTTCATCCTCACTATTTAATGAAACAGCAGTTTTCACTTCATTAATTGCACCTGGCAAATACACATTCATGATTAGATCGTCGTCAAAATCATGGTCTACACGTATTGCCCGTTTAATTGATTCAACGCTGTCTAATCTAAACATTGAAATCACCTACTTTGCTTATGCTCCTAAATCTCCACTAGGTGCTGCTTCATCTTCAAATGTTACGAAGAAACCAGAATTTTTATCAGCTTGTTTTACATCAAAACGGAAAGCACCCATTAGGTATTTACCGTAGATTTCGTTTTCAATCCATTGAACAGAAACGTCTGTACGGTCTGCAAATAACACACCACGTTTTACATCACCAATAAATGCTAGTGCATCTCCATTTTTACCTAACAAGTCATCACGCACAACTGTTACATTCATACCTAATACAGTGTTACCTGCAGTGTTGATGATACTGTCTTGTAGTAAATAACGACCGTTACCATCTTTTAATGTATCTAGTTTTTGATAGAAACTTTGTGTACAGATGATTTGACGGTCATAACCTGGATCTAATTTAACGTTGATAATTTCTTTTAAGTCGTCAACATTAGAAACACTAGTAGGATTGAATGCTTTTAAAACTTCACCAATACGTTCGTTTAAAGTGTTGATTTTTTGTTCGTTAATATTTTCAGAAACAATAGCAGTTAAGTTAGCAACTGAATCATCTAACGCTTCTTGTGAAATCGGAATAGATCCACGATAAGTGTCTACTTCCCAAGCGATTGTTTCGAATTCCGGACGAGCTAACTCAGGGTTTTTCTCTAATTCAGCAACAGTGTTGAATTTAGCGTTAGCACGTTTTAAAATTGGGTACTTACCACTTGCAGTTGATACTGATGTTTTTTGTACCAACTCTGATAAATCTTGTACTGTTTTTACTTCTTTTTCAGGAATATATTTAATATCCTCTGGGATAGTTACGCCAACATCGTCTGATTTAACGTTGTCACGTTTAGCCCCTTTTGATTTCATGTATTGTTCAAAGCCTTGTACTTCTAAACTTTCCTCTGGGTTTTGATTTAATTTCGCCATAGAACGTTTCGCTCCTTCTTTTTTCTTTTTGTCTTTTTCTTCTTCTAATTCTTCTTCAGTAGGTTCTTCCACTTTCTCGATAGCAGGTGCTTCTGGTTTTTCTTCAGGTTCAGATGGCCCATCTGGTTTCGGTTTATCGTCAGGTTTTTCTTCGTCTGACGGTTTCTCCTCTTTGTCGTCAGATGGTTCACTTTCTGACCCTTCTCCAGTGTCATCACCTTTGTTATCTTCGACTTCTGCGCCTTCACTTTGAGACGGCGTTTCTTCTAACTTAGGTGCTGATGCTTCAATTTCTTGTGAAAGCTGTTCGAGTTCTTCAAACTCTTTTTTCTTTGCATCAATATCAGCTTTTAAATTACGCGAAGTTTCAAGGTCGCCCTTTTCGACTGCTTCTTGCGCTTTAGAAATCAAACTAGCGATTTCTTTTTTGCGCTCATCTAAATTGGCCATGCAATATCACTCCTTATTAAATTTGTGCATAAAAAATAGCCTTACGTTTCAAAACGAAGGCTTTCTATGTCTAGTGCTATTTTCATTTGTTCCAACTGTTTGAATTTCTTTAAATCTTTTGCACGTTGACCGACTTCAACCGATGTATCTTTGTAGGCAGGTATTGTAACAATACTGACTTCAATAAGTTCATCGATTTTATTTATGGTTTGAACGTACTCATTATCAATGTTTTGCCATGTACGAGCTGTTGAATCATTAGGTGGTAATGTGTAGAAGAAACTACACTGGTTTACATTGCCTGCTTTAATATTTTCGTAAATATCTCTAGCGTAAGATGTGTTAGGCAAGTGGCACTTAAAGTACAACCCTTTTTCATCCACTTGTAACTCAAGCGTTCCTGCTTGTGTTCGACCTATAACATAACTGAAATCGTGATTAATTAAACATTTCACGTCGCTTACATCTACACCGTCTAAGGCGTTTGGCGCTACTATTTCTCTGAACCCACCCAAGTCATCGCTCGTTGAATTAAAGATAATTGCGTAACCTTCAATAACCATGTCTTGTTGTCCAGTGTCAACGTTACTGTTCGTCATACTCATCACCCCCTTTAATGGAGTTCTTTTCGACTTCTTTGTCTATCTTAGATTCTTGATAGTTCTGTAAAGTAGAAAGTGGCGCTCTGTTAAGGTCCACAAGTGGTTGTTCACCGTGTTCAATAGGTTGATAACCAAATATACTTCTTGCTTCGTCTGTCGATATAATCCCTTTACCATGCAATTCTGTGATACGTTGCAATTGTAGTTCTGGGTCAATATCTATTAGACGTGATGAATCAAACTCTAATTCATAACCAGAATCAATAAACTTGAATATCTTGGTTTCTAATTCTGAAATCATCATCTTAAATATTGGATCTAATGTACTTTGCAAATACTCAAGATTTGCTTGTGTGATAGATGTATTGACTGTTTCAATACCTAACTTAGATACCGGCAAACCAAACGCTTTAGCAACTTGTGAAGTACTGAACTTATAACTGTTTAAGAAATTCAAAACTTCAACAGGTATTTGCAATCGTTTAAAGTCCATCGTGTCGTCAATAGCAACCAATCCACCATTGTTTTTCAACTGACTTTCTGCAAAGTTTTGTTTCAAATCTCTCAATTGTTCTGCGTTAATTTGACCTTTTTTGTATTGCAACACAGACGTTGATGTACCACCATTATCAAAGAAGTTGCGTAAGAAACTCTTTGAGCCTTGTGATATACCAATTTCATGTGCTAATGCATACAAAGGACTGTAGCCAACATATCCATCTAATGTGATATATCTAAAGTGCAATATATCTTCACTGGTTATCTTAGCTGCATTACCTTCCACATCTTCACTAACGTTATAAACAATTTCGCCGTCTTTTTCCTCTATTCCTACTAAATCGTTATGTAAGAAGTGGAAACCAACCGGGAAATCGTTTTTATCACGTATGATTTCAACGAAAGATTGTCCGTTAAGCAACATATTCGCAATGATTATGAATTTGAAATGCCAACCTGGTAAATCAGAATGTGGGTTATTATTGAATAAATCTAATATTTGATTCATAACCGTATTTGTTTCGTGACCTTTAACCTTTAACTTGGTACTTGCAATGTCTGCAGATATAATACGTGTCGCAGTGAACACATCACTATTACGCAAAGCGTTTATACCAACATAACTTGCGTGTGTACCATGTTCTTGCCAATACAATAATCGTTCTAAATCTCTGTTCATCTTTTCTTGTTTACTTGTAAATCCTAAATCAAGTAATGGCATCTTTAACTGTCACCCCCTTTCTGACTTATCGAGGTATTGTCATACGCTTGATTTAAAACGCCTGAGAGGCCTATGAGCAGCAAACCACCAATAATATAAGCTAAAGGCTTCCAAAGTATAAACAAGCCGTAAAACAGCCCTATTAAGCCCACAACGAATAGTAATATCACCACAAGTGCATATAAGGTTTTCTTCATCGTCACACCTCCTATAAGAACATTGGCATAAACGTTTCTGTGTCCCATTCATGTTCACTAGCTATCACATAAGCAAATATAGTGGCCATGAGCGGATCTATTTTATGTCTGTTCATTTTCTTTTCAATCATTATTGAATCGTTCACATTCTTAGCAATAGCGTTTTTTACTGCTGTATCTAACAACGGATTTTTATGATGCTTAATATCTCCATTAATTACGTTCAGTCTAAAATCTAAGTTAGGATTAGAAAGTGTTTGTGGCCCTTGTCTTATTTCATACAAGTCGTAATACCATTCTCTGCGCTCAATCTCTGCTAACACACCGTGTATTGAATACGGGTCATAGCATATAGCTTGAACATCTAAGTTGTGTCTGTTCACATATGTTTCAATGTAATCTAATACTTGGTTAGTGTTGATAATCCCACTAGACAAGTCTGTGATGGTGCAGAAGCCATCTTCGGACAATTGACGATAGTCAATAAGGTCACGCTCTATCTTGCCTTGTAAGCCACCCTTTGTGCCTACAAACGAATGTGACGTTATATAGTATTGCTTGTTGGTTTCGTCTAGGTGTATGAACGAAATCGCTGTTAAATCATCAGCGCGTGATAAGTCTAAGCCGATATAAACTTTAGAATAGTTAATATCAAAATCAGTTTCGTTCTTTTTCCAGTCATTGAAGTCTAAATAGGATTCTTCGGAAGCTTGCATCCAGTAATTAAAGTTCTTAACTAGAACTCTGAACATTGAATTCTTTTTCGTAGCTTCTGCCACACGTTTCTCTAAGAATTCTTCGATTTGTTCTTTCAATTCATCCGTTTCATTAATCAACGGATTGGATTTGGCCCACGTTGCGCTGTCTTGCCATTCATCTTCGCTATCTTGTTCGTAAATCACGGCGAAGTATTCATCATCTTCGTATACTTCGTTCAATATGTCTTTGGCATAAGGCCACTCATCTGTATACATAGGTGCATTAAGGTTAAAACCTGCCGTTGAGATAATGAATATCAAACTTTGCTTCAAGTTACCTTGACCAGATTGGATAAGCTCTAACATCTCGTTTGTTTTCGCTGCGTGATATTCATCTATGACTGCCAAGAATGGTTCGAAACCGTCAACTGCACCCGTATCACGAGACAAAGGTCGAATGTATGATCCATCTTTCGTATGTGTGAGTAATTCTCTTACTTTCTTAACATCTTTTTTAAGCTCAGGTACTTTAGATACGAAATACATCAATTGTTTGGCCACCATATTGAATACAATACTTGCTTGCGATTTATCATTGGCAGCAGTAAACATCTGACGACCTTCTTTAGGCTCTCTGTCGAATAAGAATGCGTATAGAACTAGTCCAGAAACTAAAATTGATTTACCTTGTTTCCTAGCCATCGATATAAATGCTTTCTTAAATCTCAACATGTCCGTATCTTTCGTAAACCAACCGCGTACACTAGCGATAATGAACTTTTGGAACAATCCAAGTTTATTAATGTTACCTTTAGGGTCAGGTAACGCCTCAACGAATTTAACGACCTTTTTAGCGCGTTTAGGTTTATAGGTATAGTTCCATTCATCATTTTCTATTGACCTGTGTATGTCCTTTAAATGGCGTATACAAGCAAGTCTAGTATCTTTACATGTAATGTAAGTGCCAGACAGAACCATAACGCAATATTTATAGGCATCGTCTTTAAATTCGTTCGGTATATTCAACAATTCTTCATACGCTTTAGGTATCTTTACGTTAGTCATCATCATCAACACCAAATTCATCGTACACAGACTGCTTAACTTCGCTTTCAGTCGGCACAACCAATCGCATACGTGAATCAATCGTCATTCCTAATTGACCACAAATAGAACGCAACTCTTTCAACGACTCCATATATGCCATGAAAGCGCCAGTTTTACGATTAGTTTCTGGGTCAACCATACCTTCAATACCATCTTTCTGACTTATTGCACGATACAGCGTGTCGTTTTGATCTAACACTTCGCAATACTTCTTGATAAGTGAGTAATCTAATTCGGCTATATCTAATTGTTTAAGTAAAGGTACAACCCTTAACCATTCTTTAGCAGCATTTTCAGTCAATCCTTCTGGAATCGAATCAACATTTATTTTCTTGAACTGTTTAAGTCCATTTTCTTTTAATTCAGCTTGTTCCAATTCTTCTTTTGTTCTATGGCCTTGCTTAACAGCGTTTAATTTAGGCTTTCTTCCTGCCATTCCAGCACCTCCTGACGTTATATGACTTTGTGAAAGTTTTCATTTTGGGAGTTTGGTCACAGAAAAGTTCGGCTCGTTGTTCGCTCGTCTCAGAAGTGACGGGGGTTTTCCTTCGCCCCAAAAATATTTTCAAATTTATTTTTTCAAAAATTTTCAAGAAATTATTTGCTGTGAATTTTATTGTGGCAGCTAAAACACACCACCTCTAAATTTTCCATATCCAGTCTTTTCGACCAATCCCGTTTCAATTCAATCTTGTGATGGACAATTAAATTCTTGTCATTCACAACGCCTTCAGCCAAGCAATGTTGGCAAAGATAGTTATCACGTATTAACACCTGTTGACGTAGCTTACGCCACTGTGTGCTATTGTAGAACGCTGTGTACTCCTTGTTATACTTGTTATGCCTAACCACACTGTTATACCTTTGTGTATTGGCTTTCCTATAGTCTTGCAACTCGGTTTGAGTATAGTTCTTGTTACCAAGTCGAACCTTTGGTTGAACAAACAAATGAATCAACTTCTTTCATTTGAATTTTATTTATTTAATTTTGTTTTATTAATTTCATTTTGTAATTTAGTTTTAGAAATAATAAAAGACAAAACGAAATAAGAAATAATAATCT